TAAGTCTTGTACAGTCAATTCTGCTCCAGCACCTGCTTGAGTTTTTGGTGCTTCAGTTGACGCTGGTTGATTGACAACTTGATCCTGAGTAGGAGTTGTCACTGTTTTTGTATTTGTATCTGTCATTTTCATGAGCTCCTTTTATATTTGTATATACAAAGGTATTTAATGACGTTTAATAAATGGGCAACTAAGATTGAATATAGAAAGTTCTTTTGAGTTTTCGAATCCTACCAAAATATAATTCTTAATTTTTCCTTCTCGATCCACATCAAGATGTTTGCCAACATAAAACCTGCCTTTTAAATTTTCCAAAATCCATTTTTCGATTATTTCTTCATTGTCATTCCAATCAAAATCTAATTTGAGAAATTCAATACCTCTGGGCTTTTTCTTGAATTGTCTGCAACCAAAATAATTTAAGGGATTTACTTGATTGGTTTTTGAAAACATTATTCGTAGTGTACCGTAGTACCAAAAGGTGCTTCCATGTTTTTATCATGATGACCATTTATCACAAACAGTGTGTCACAATAGTTTTCATCACCCCAACTTTCCCAAGGATAACCATCTGTGAACATAATAAACTTCTTAGGCATAATGTCATTATCTTTCATATAATTCCAATTAGCCATAAAGTCTGTACCTCCACCACCTGCCATTTGATAACTGTCTATGGCATCACCAGATGCGTTGAAGTCCTGCTCATTGTGTACTTCTGTATCAAAGCACCATATTTTAATGTTGTAATCTTTGTATTGATCCATAATGCCTTGTACTTCACCTAGAAAATCTTCAACCTGTTCGTTCATAATAGAACCTGAAGTATCTATAGCAATACAGATATCAATTGTTTCATCATAATTTGTGCCTGGCAATATCACACCTGAATGCCAACCTTTTCTGCTAGGTCTTGCGAATGTGTAATCGTTTTTAACCACACTCTGAATCTGTTGTTGTAGCAGTTCTCTCCAATTCATTTTTGGTTCTGTGAATTGCTGAATAATTCTTTCAACTTCTTTTGGCAAGTTACCAGCACCTGCCGCCTGTGCCGCCGCCATCATTGATTCTTTAATTTCGTTCTTGATCTTTTCCATTTCTTCTTTGGAATAAGCAGGAGCCTTGCCTTTTTTCTTGTCTTTGTTTTGATCATTGCCACTGCCTGTGCTTTCACCTTTTTCCCAGTCAATGTGTTCATCCAACAGTTTGCCTAATTGCTCCATTTTTTCTTTGCCTTTTTTGTAGATGTCATCATACACGGCTTCACTTGCCCAACCATCATACTTCCAGTCTTGGAATATTTCAACATCCTTAGGCTTCTCACCAATGTTGTCTCTAACCAAAGTGTTATTCACAATGTAATCACAAGCGATGTTATGAAGTTGTGGATCTCTGTCTTCTCTTCTTGTCATGTGATCAAACACACAGTGAAGTATTTCGTGAGCAATAACAAATTCAATTTCTTTACTTGTCATCTTGCTGAAAAACTCTGTGTTGAAATACAAGTTTCTGCCATCAGTTGCCGCAGTTGGACACCAGTCATCACATTCTTTAATTTGAAGTCTTGTTGCCATGTTACCGAAAAAAGGATGTCTCAACAACAATCCAACTCTTGCTACCACAATCTTATCGATAACTTCTGCTCTTAGGTGTTTTAATTCTTCTGGGCTCAATTCTTTTTTTTCTATTTCTAAAGTTTCTGTGTTCATAGTATTATAATATATTCTTTTGGTAATTTAGTCAATCTTTTTTTGGTATAGGGCACCGGTAAAAAGTGCCCTATCCTCAACACTTTTATTTGATGCTTTGAGCGGCAGTAATATATTTGCCGTATTTTTCATGGAATTCATCAAAGCATTTGACAGCATCAGGATCAATCGGTAATTGATACTGAGTTAATGCCATCTTGATACCCATAACAACAAGTTCTGTATCGAAGTTGTCCATCATAAATCTAAGAAACTTATTAACTTTGTCGTTAAATTTCTTATCTTTCTTGTCATTTGCTTCTTTGAGTTCATAACACAACGAAACCGTAAGGGAGTACATTGCTGATATTTCTTTCGATTTCAGTTCTGTTATTTTGCCTTCAAGTATTTCTGAAGGATTAGGCAACTGTGAAGCCACCTTTCTATGAGCCATGAACTTGACTGCAAGTCCTTCGCCCACTGCACCACTGACCAAATCGGTCACAGTGTTTTCATCCAGTTCATCCGATAACAACTCACTTACGAATGACCAAGATCTCGGAGTAGCAAAAGAACGACTTGGCGATTTAGGATCAAAGTCATATAAGTCCTTCTTGCTAAAAGTTAGATATCCAACAACGTCTTTGTTCACATTGTTAGCCACTGCCCATTCAAACCAGTCATCAAATTCTGGTTTCATTTCCAAGTGTATAAATCTGTTTGCCAACGGAGCAGGCATTCTATACACAACTCCTTTGTCAGCCTCTCTGTTACCTGCCGCCACAATCAACACATTGTCAGGCAATTCATATTGACCTACTCTTCTGTTCAAGATCAACTGATATGCCGCCGCCTGTACTGAAGGTGCCGCAGAATTCATTTCATCCAAAAACAACACAATGTTCTTGTGTTTCTTTGCCATTGCTTGGGTTGGCAGTTCCGCCGGAGATGCCCAAGTCATGTTGTTTTCTTTTGAGTTAAAATAAGGAATACCTTTGATATCTGTAGGTTCCCATAAACTCAATCTGATATCAATAACCTTTGCTTCAATGTCTTTAGCAATTTGGTGGATGATATCTGATTTACCAATACCAGGACCGCCCCATAAAAAGATTGGTCTCTTAATTTTTAATGCGTGTAATACACTTGCCTTTGCTTTGTTAGGCGATAACTGTCTTGTTGTAAGTCCAGTATCTTGTGTGCTTTTCTGTTTTACCATTTTGTACTCCTCGTTAAATTGTTGTTATGTTTTAATAATACATTCTAACATACCAAAAGTCAAGCACCTAAGAAGTCAAGGTTTATGCGGATTCTAGCGTCTGTGGATAACTTATTCTGGGGATTCCAGCCTAGAAAGTGCTTTGTTGAGACCGTATTTTCTGATATCTCCAGAAAACAGCATCAATTCCATGGCTTTCTTTTCATTGGTCACAATCACACCATCGTCAGCAAGATAGTATGGACAGTCTATGTATTTGTCTAAGAATATGATGGTTTGTGTGGTAAGGTTGAAATCGTTGGGAAATGGCACATCATAAGTTTGAAGTTGCAGTTTGTCCTTGATAAATGTTAATCCTTCATCGGTCAATCTCAAACCCCCTGAACCTTTGTTCCTACTGTTCTTCCACCATGTAGGCATGTACTCTTTCATGGTGTTTTCACCAATTGAGATATCAGCCTGTTTTAAGAATATTTTGGTGTAGGTTTCTTTCCAGTTCATTTTTCACTGACTGTTTCACCCTGGGTCAATTTGACCACTGTGAAGTCTTCAGTGTTGAACATGGTGTTCATCTTTTTGGCTAGATTGAATGCGTGTCCAGGATTTGAAAACGATACTTTCTTGTATTTTGGACCCGGGTAGTTGTTCAGCATATTGGCTGATTTCAAATTGAATGGTTTATTTTGGTAGAACACTGCCCAGATACCTTCAGCCGCTAGGACCTGTTCGCTCTTGTATGATTTGCGATCTGTGTGTTCCAGTAAAATCGTAGGTTTAGGTCTACTCATATAATATGAGTATTTATCTTATATTAGATGGTATTACAGATTACCGCCGTCTACTTTGACTTCTATTGCTTGGTCTTCTGTGCTGTCTTTTTGTGCTATTAGACCCTCATAGTCGCCCGCTAAACGGGCCAACACTGTGGCTAGGCTGTATGTGACTTGCTTGGCTGTGTTGATGTCTATACGCACTTCTTTTTGATTGCTGAGGTCAGCACCTTTCACTTGTTGAATAAATTGCTGTAAACTGGCTGTGTTAATAGGGTTTTTTGTTGGCATTTGATAACTCCGTTTTCATTTCTAGTGATGTTCTAAAAGGACCTTTAAAAGGATAACTTTCCAATGTTAACAATTTGGGACAATAACTTCGTACCCATCCTTTTTCAAACTGAATAATGTAATAACCAGCACAGTATAAACTTTTAGATTTTTTACTCTTGTTAAACAGTGGCAGTTTCTTTTTGACATCAAACACCATGTTGTACGGTTTAAATTTTGAAGGATAATCATAAACTGAATTATCTTCATTTTCTTTTATTTCTGCTGGAGCACTAACTGTGGATCCCCACATCCAGTCACCATTAAAGTTCTTTTGTAGTTGTTGTTGGTTATCAAATATTCTTGTGCCATCTGAGCAACTGAACATATATCTTCTATCTTCCTGTCTACAGATTGTGCCTACTTTTTCACCATCTGATTCCAGTATCCAAAATCTATTCTCTAATATTGGTTTTGCGAAAAATTTAGTTGTCATTCTTCCTCCTCATCTTTAGTCCATAATTTAATTTTTTTTGAACCACAGTCTGGACACATTGCCAAACCATCGTTATCATCATCATACATAGGCTCGTCGATTAGACCTTGCCATCCACATTCTCTGCATTCATAATCCCACCTGTCTGACATTATGCTAACACCTCGTCTTTTTGCTTGTATTTGGCATTTAATGGTTCAGCATAAGTTTGCGGGTATTCAGCAATTTTTTGCATATCCCATTTAGCACAAAATTTTATCAATTTCAATCCAACCTGTTCTATTGTTTTAGGCTGAACGGAATTGATTGTTTCTTTAATAATACTTTTAATTTCTTCTGGCTGTGCTGTTAAATCACACAGTGTTACGTTTCTTTGATAGTCATCCACAACTCTGTGTTCTACTCCTTCGTGATCTAACCAACGTTGTAGCATCATGTTGTTCCAGTTGTATCCTTTGGAATTTCTATCTTCGAATGCTTCAGTCAGTCCCACTTTCTTTTTGGTACCCTTGGTTCTAACACCAGGATATGCAGAAAATACATTGTCAGCAGTATCTCCTCTCATACACTTTTCAAACAACAACCATTCTGGATTTGGTGCTGGTTTGTCTTCACCAGTTTTCTTATCTTTAACCCTGTTGCCTTTTGCGTCAAAATAACCTTCGTGTGTTATGGTAGTTTCAGTGATACCATTGTATTGACACACATTAGGAGCAATCAATTGGGCAAAATCGCCATCTGTACTAATAATAATATGATTGTCATTAGGGTGTGCTTGTACCCAACCAGCAATTAAATCGTCTGCTTCAAGTTTAGGATTTTGTAATGTTGTACAATTTGTTTTTGTTTCAATAAACTCTTTGAAGTTGTCAAATGTTTCCCAAAACACTTCATCTTCTTCTACTTCTTTTTCTGTACGAGCATCTCTGACATTTTTTCTGTTTCTTTTGTAAGGTTCATAGAAGTCTTTACGCCAACTTCTGCCTTCCAAACAAAATACCACGTGATCTCCTTTAAAATCCTGCCATACTTTTCTGATTGAGTTGAATGTGATGTGTAGAGCCATGCCAACCTTAGAATCCAAATCACTCTGTATGGCGTGTTTGGCTCTAAAAAATGTATTGGCTGTGTCCACTAATATATAATTCATATGCTATATTTTCATGAAAAAGAAATACCATAGGTATAATAATAATCCACTTGATACAACGGTTATAATCAATCCTGCTATTTCTTTTATTAAATCCATATTAACTGATTTCTGATTTGTCGTCACTTAAATTTTTTGTGTTGATGTACCCAGCACCTCTTGTGGGATCCATGCCTTCTTCTTGAAGTATATTTCTTGCTATGGTTCTAAACCAAGCATCCACAATCTGTTCATTGCTTTCACCTTTGTATCCTGCGTCCAACAATTTTTCTATG